ATGAATACCACTATCGTTATGGTAAGCAACATAAGTCGGTAGTAGAAGTAATTAACAAACTGCCTGAACCGAAGAATATGCCTAGACTTGGGCAGACACCTTTTGGTATGGCAATGCCAGACGAGTTGAAAGACGAAGATGATGTTGTAGGCAGTTATCGACTTTATTATCACACAGACAAGGCAACATTTGCCAAGTGGTCATATCGAGACAAACCCCATTGGTGGGATGAAGGTCTAGCATGGTATGACAAAAGGATTACAGCAAAATGAAGTACGAAGTAAATGGAATGTCAATGGTATTTCCAGATGGCATTACAGAAGAAGAACTACATAAAGCAATACAAAAAAGATTAAACAACCTTTACTTCAGTAAAAAACCTATAACAGTTAGACGAAGTGATGGTACACAATATAAACTATTAAATGGAGTAAGGATGCATGGCAAAAGACATACCTCTTAATACATTACTAGGCATAACAAAAGAGCCTTTAGATACTATGGAGCATAGGAAATTGCTTCGTGTAAACCTAACAAAACAAAGAGAAACAATAGAGCAAGAGATTGCTCTCCTTCAAGGACAGTTAGATTCCAAAAAGGAATATTTAGCAAAAATTGAAGGTGGTTTAGATGTATTAGACGAACTAGACAAGTGATTGTTATAAAGGACGATTTTTACCCAAACCCAGACGAGGTTAGGGAAAAGGCTTTAGCTATGTTTTTTAGACCTGGGCTTCGAGAAAAGAAACGATTTTATCCAGGTCGTAGAACTATGTCTAGCTTTTCTATGGAAAACTTTGTATACTGCAGAAATCAGTGGGAGTACCTACTAAATGCAAAAATGCAATACTTTCCTCCACAGAATAGTAATACAGCATTTACACTAGCTCTTGAACAAGATAAGAACCATAATTGGGTTCATCATGATTGTTCAGGTTATTTAGAAGAAACTTCTAACAAAATGGAAGGAGAAGCGTATGCTGCTGTAATTTATCTATCTCCAGACGCTGATGTAAGAAAAGGCACAGGACTATTTAAGTCCAAACAAACTGGAGATATAATGAAAGGCAACGGCTTAACAAAAGCCGATGCTCCTTTTAGGGGTATGTGGGCAGAAGATGGGCAATTTGATATGCACACTTATGTCGGAAATATTTATAATAGATGCGTGCTATACCCTGCAAAATATTGGCACGCCCCTTTTTGTTCAGGGTTTGGACAAGACAAAAAGACAGGCAGATTAGTGCAAGTCGGATTTTTTACAGTAAATAGAAAATGAGTGATTACACAGATAACAAATTTAATGAAAAAGAAGCACTAAAGATGCTTGATGAATATATTGCTACTACTTATAGTAAGCATTATAGTATGAATAAAATACAATCAACTGAGTTTATTTTTGATTCAGGACACGGTGATGGGTTTTGCTTAGGAAATATCATAAAGTATGCCCAAAGATTCGGTAAGAAAGATGGAAGAAACACAGATGATTTGTTAAAAATTTTACATTACGCAATTATTTTATTAGGGGTAGAAATTGAGAATAAAGAAACACGAGAATCTTACACAAGCGAATATAAACAGGGTAATTAGTTTATTAGAGCCTACAGGCGACGCTAAACCAATTACCAAAAAAGAAGCTTGTAGTATGTTAAATATAGCCTACAATACAACTAGGCTACAAAAGATTATTAACGAACATAAAGAAATGGTCGAGTTTCGTGCTAGAAGAAAAGCACAGAACAAAGGTAAAGCTGCAACTAAAGATGAAATTAGAGCAGTAGTAAGGTCTTACATTGATGGTGCGAATGTATCAGAGATAGCAGGAGATTTATATAGGTCTCCAGCTTTCGTAAAAGCTATCATTGAAAGACTTGGAATACCCCAAAAATTAGCAGACAGCGATTATGAAGGAATGAGAAGTGCAATGATTCCTGAGCAGTGTGTTAGGGATAGCTTTGAGATTGGGGAAAGAGTATGGTTTGCAAAAAGAAACAAAATGGCAGAAATACTCGAAGAACATAAAAATATAGATTATGAAGCTAAGTATGGATGTAAATGCTATAAGTTATGGGTATTAGACCCTTGTGATTTAAGTAATACATTCTTTCCATGGATGAATGGTGATAGAGCAGGATTCTATGGTAGTGCTTTAGCTTATGACTTAGGAAGTTTAAGACATATTCAAGAATATCTTGACTAGTCAAGCTATAAGGAAAACACATGGACACATTAACATTAGTGTCTGCATTTTGGATAGCTGGAGTTGGTATGGCAGTATACACGCTCTACATTCCAGCGATACAGATTATCGGATTGATAGATAAGAATAATTTAGGATATAGATACGCTTGGATGGGTGGAATTGTTTTCGCCTTGGGAGCAACCCTATGCCTACCTTTTCTTATACACATAATTTTATTAGAAAAACATCAGGAAAGATTCCTGAAAGCATTTATACCAGCTTACATGGGGGATAAATAATGGCATACAGAGGAAATAACTATTTTGAAGCACTAAAACTGAAGTATCTTGCTGACATAAAAGAAGCAGAAGCAGTTTTAGGAACATACTTTAACAATTCAGTAGGTATCGGAGAACATTCTGAGTTACTGCCTGAGTTTGACAAGTGGGTAGGAAAACTAGCCGAAGCTAAAGATAAGTTAGAAGCCTTGGAGGACTTATTATAATGCACGAAGTACAAGCATGCACTCAAAAATTAATGGCACTTTTAGATGCTGTAGAAAGAATAGACAAATATAACAAAGAGACTTTGCCGTATCGAGTAGACAATGCGAAAGAGTTGGCAAGAGAACTTAAGAATGAATCAGAGTTTATTACTAAATTACGATAATAAATCGATTGGGGTAGTTAGAAACCCTTACGAAAGATTAATTGCTTTGTATATGCAAAGTTTTGATTTTATAGGATTTGATAAGTGGGTTTTGAAAAATAAACCTGAACTACAAACAGTTCTATACAAAGACTGTGATTTTATTATAAGATTTGAAGCATGGCAAGAAGAATTAAAGTTTCATGACCTACACCCCAAAGATACATCAATTTTACAAGATGAACAGGTAACAATGATGTGGGATAATTGGTATACAATAAAGAGTAAAACTTTAGTTTATGAGTTATATCACAGAGATATTGAAACCTACGGTTATAGCTTCTAAAATATAGTTCTTGACACAAGGTTAAAATTCCGTTATAATATATCTATATTATGGAAATAAGGTAATGAGTGATAGATTTTATATGCAACAACTAGAAACCACAGGTTGGTGTCCTGGTTACCGCAGTACTAGTACTCTTGCTGAATTTGAATCAAAATTTGGAAAAATTAGGAGAAAAAGAAAAATGGCTTGGACAGACGAAGCAAAGGCTCAGGCAGTAGAGATGTATACTGACGAAGAACCAACTCCAGAAAATAGCATGGAGATTGTTAAAATGATTGCAGAAGAATTAGGTGAGAGCCCAAATGGCGTTCGCATGATTTTAACAAAAGCTGGTGTATATGTTAAGAAAACCCCAGCAGCTAAATCAAGCAGTGGTGGAACTGGCGGTGGCAGAGTTAATGTTGCGGCTGCTCAGGAAGAACTAACTAAAGCTATTTCCGATATGGGAGAAGAGGCTGACGCTGCAATTATTAGTAAGCTAACGGGTAAAGCTGCTATGTATTTTGCAACCTTGTTAAACAAACTTAACGATTAATTACCCCTGAACATGGGGTGGGAAACCACCCTGTGTATTTTTGTATCTAACGAATTAACCTCGTAAGACAATACCATTGATAGGACGCTAATAGATATTAACCACCTACAAGGATATTGATGAAAAAGGACGATTTTGTTAGAAAACTAGACGATGCAGGTGATGCTATCGTCACTTACAGAAGTCAAAATAGTCGTAGATTGAAATATAATGTCTGCACTAGAGACTTCGATAATAAATATATACAATCAAAAAAGAATCGAGCTAAACCAAATCAAAAACAAGTTTTACTGTTTTGTTGGGATACCGATTCTTATAGGCTACTACAACCTGAAAGTGTAACATCTATTGTTCCTTTAGCAGCGATACTAAAAAATGATAGAATTACATAGTGCACCGCCTGTATACGAAAAAGTAATACACTATAACGAAGAAAAGAATGAAAAAGTCTTCGTAATGATAAACACTTTTCGTGATACAGAGTATCTACATATAAGGAAGTATTACCAAGACTTTGATGAAGAATGGAAACCCACTAGGGAAGGCATAGCCCTACCTATTGATTTGGATAATACCAGAGAACTCTTTGACGCATTAGTAGAGATTCTTTCCATATCAGAAGTCAAAGGAGTGTTAGAAACTCATTTCAAAGAAGTGCTGGATAAAATCTACCAGTAATCAAAAAATAGTACTTGACAAATCCTTAAAAATTCTGTATAATATACTTATGAATAAAACAGAATACCTAGAATATTGTAATCAGATGTATGCAAAGGGTACTCCTATAGTGCCTGATGAGGTATACGACCGACTTATTGAAAATACTGAACTTGAAACCCAAGTGGGGTATGTTGAAGTTGGAGAAACAAGATTCAAACACCCTTTCCCAATGTATTCATTACAGAAAGTCTTTGTCGGAGAAGATAAAGAGCCAGACTGGGATATAAACGAAACCAAGATTATGACTGCCAAGTTGGACGGCGCTGCTGTGTCTATTACATACATAGATGGCGAACTTCATCAAGCACTCACTCGTGGTGATGGGAAAGCAGGTCTAGATATTACTGATAAGATGAGATTCATAGCACCAAGATATATTAATATAAAAGGGTTAGCACAGATTACTGGCGAAGTAGTCGCACCAAAGACTATACCGAACGCAAGAAATTACGCATCAGGTGCATTGAATCTAAAAGATATAGAAGAATTTAAATCCCGTGACTTGACATTTATAGCATATGCAGTACAACCTACTATCACTGATAGCTGGGTCGAAGATATGAACATAGTGTCAGACTCTGGGATTGAACCTGTCACAACAAGTGATTACAGCATGTTCCCTCAGGACGGTAAAGTGGTAAGAGTCGACTCTAACAAATATTTTGAATCGTTAGGCTACACCTCACACCACCCTCGGGGCAGCTTTGCTTTAAAGACAAGACAGGCTGGAGTAGTTACTCGACTCTTGGACGTTGAATGGAATGTCGGGAAGTCAGGTGCTGTTTCACCAGTTGCAATCTTAGAGCCTTGCGTGATTGGAGAGGCGACAGTTAGTAGGGCAACCCTACATAACATGGCGTATATAGAGGCATTAAATCTAGAGATAGGTTGTAATGTAGAAGTAATCCGAAGCGGGGAGATAATTCCTCGTATAGTTCAAAGAGTATGAAGTATGCAAAACAAGAGCTGGAGAACAGCAAAAGAATATTTAAGAGTGCTACACCAAAACAAACTGTTGATTGGTATATCAAGTGGGTTGCTAGTATTATTCTCCTTGCAGCTATGGTTGTTAGGTCATCAGGAATATCAAACTTTCTTGATAATGTACTTTCGTTCATTGGGTGTTTAGGTTGGTTATTTGTTGCTTTTATTTGGAAAGATAGAGCATTAATAATACTAAATGCAGTTGCATGTTTTATACTATTGACGGGAATATTTACTAGACTATTTTCATGAACCCCATACTAATCAATATAGATGTATGTGGTATCTGTAACGAATCATGTAATTATTGCCCAAGGTCAGCTTCATATCCAAATAAAAAAGAATATATGAGTGTAGAACTTTTTTCAAAGTTCATCAATGATTGTAAGGATTATACTGGGACAATTTGCTTTACAGGCAGAGGAGAAAACAGTTTACATCCTAATTTCAAGGAACTTGTAGAAATTTTACATTCGAGTGATAGGAAGTATAAGACTAGAATTTTGACAAATGGTTATAAACTAAAAGAAAAATTCAAATGGTTTGATATGTTTGATTCGCTTATCATTAACTCATATGCGAGTAAACATCAGATGGAAGCAAGGAAAAAACTTATGCCCCGTGCAATTCACAGGTACTGGGATCAAAGTATGAAGCCAGAAGAATGGGGTGAAACTCCTATTCAAGTTCAAAATCGAACTGAACTATTTGAAAGAATCGCAACAGATAAAAGTGAAATTAAT